GTCGTGCGTGCTACCTGTCTGCAGCTGAGCGCCAGCATCATCGAGCGCACGCCCGTGGACACTGGCCGCGCCAAAGGCAACTGGCAGGCGAGCATCGGCCGGCCCGAACTGAGCGTGCTGGATACCGAGGACAAGGACGGCTCGGCCGCGCTGGCCAAGGTGCGCCAGCAGGTGCAGGACGCGCCGGGCTCGGTGTTCTTCCTGGCGAACAACCTGCCATATATCCGCCGCCTCGAATACGACGCTTGGTCGCCGCAGGCGCCGGCAGGCATGGTGCGCGTGACCGTCCAAGAGTTCGAGCAGGCGTTGGCGAAGGCGGTGCGCGATGTCACTTAACGCCGTGCAGCAAGCCGTGTTCGCACACGTGGCCGCGGCCGGCCTCGCACAGCCGGTGCTCACGCCGAACACCAACTACGCCACCCCGACGGGCGAGCATTTCCGCGTCGCCGTGCTGCCCGCCAACACATCCACGCAGGGGCTGAGTAGCGGCCCGGTGCGCGAGCCCTACATAGTGCAGGTCGATGTGATGACTAAAGCCGGCGTCGGGCCTACAATAGCTGCGCAAATGGTGCAGGCGGTGCTGGCACTGTTCCCGCGTCTGCTGCGGCTGGAGCATGGGGGCGAGGTGATCCGCTTCGATGTGGCCGGCTCAGTGGCGCCAGCGGTGCCGGGCGGTGCCTGGTATCAAGTACCCGTTTCTATCCCCTGCTACATCTTGAGGTGACCTTATGGCAGCCATCCCCCAAACGTCCGGCGCGGTCAACGGCTTTTTTAAGCCCTCGATGATCACGCTGAGCGCATCTGACACGCTGACCTATTCGGGCGGCACGCGTCAGGTGCTCGTCATTCACAACATTACCGCCGGTGCGCTTACTCCGCTCGTCGATGGTGCTGGCGCAAGCGCGGCCGTGCCGATCCCCGGCACCGGCAAGACCTACGACGCGAGCGCAGGCACCAGCATCGCGCTGGCGGCCGGCGAATGCGCGGTCGTCTCGCTCGATACCATCCCCGAGTTTGTCAAGGGGGCGGTGACTGTAACCGGTGGCACGGGCTGCAAGGCCTGGATCGCCACGTTCTAAGGAGCCGCCAATATGGCCACCACTATCACCGCGGCAGGCACAGTCCTGTCGATCTCTGCAGGCACGCCGGCGACCATGGACGCCACCGGCTTCGCTGCGCTTACCTATACCCCTATCGGCGAAGTGACCGACGCCGGCGAGGGCTACGACCGCGAGTACAATCCAGTCGAGTATTCGCCGCTGGCCACGCGTCGCGTGCAGGTGCGCAAGGGCAGCTACTCCAGCGGCACGGCCAGTATCGCCATGGCCCGCAGCCCGAGCGACGCCGGCCAGATACTGCTCAAGACCGCGTCGAAGTCGGACGAGCAATACAGCTTCCGCCTGACCTATCAGGACGGCGGCATCGATTACTTCCGCGCGCTGGTCATGGGCACGCCCAAGCAGATCGGGACCATCGACAACATCGTGATGATCTCGACCGATCTCACGTTGCAGTCGGACGTGGTCGAAGTCGCCGCACCGTAAGCGCCGCACATGCGCTAAACTGAAGAGGCTGGCCCTGAGGGCCGGCCTTTTTCACTATCGGAGATAGCGCAATGCTCGACCTCAGCACCCTGGCCGCCCAAGAGACGGCCGAGATTCCCCTGGTACACCCAGCCACGCGGCAGGAAATCCCCGGCGTGGCCGTCGTGATGTACGGCCCCGGCTCGGCCCAGTATGTGCAGGCCCGTGCGCGCTGCCAGGCGGCCATCATCAAGCTGGGCGCGTCGAGCGACCCCGACCCGACCGAGGCGGACGCCCATGCGGTGCAGCTGCTGGTTGACCTGACCTTGCGGATGAAGGGGCTGGAGCGTGACGGCGCGCCGATCGACACGCCGGCGCAGATCAAGGCCATCTACTCTGACCCGGCTTTCGGCTGGCTGCGGGAACAAGCCGACAGGGGGGCGGTGAACTGGGCAAATTTTTTGCCGCGGGCGAGCACTGGCTCGCCACCTACGCCCGCCAGCTTGGTTGGGGACGAGCAACCCCGAACGGCAGCAAAGCCCCGCGTGCTAAATCCCAAGGCGTAAGCCTGCCCGCACTGGCGGGGTTCAAATACCTGGCCGCCTTGTGGCATGAGGTGGGCGAGTGTGAGACCGGCGACATTGGGCCACGGCCGATCACATGGGGGGAGCTGGCAGCATGGCAGCGACTGACGGAACGCAATTTAACCCCATGGGAGCTGCAGACATTGCGTAAAATGTCTGACGCATACGTGGTCGAGAGCTACCAGGCCAAAGACCGCGGGCGCCCAGCACCATACGCGTCGAAGAGCCCCGCCAAGATCAGCGCGGCCCGCATCAAGCAGGTAATTCGCGGAGCAAGATAAGTGGACATCGCAACCCTTGGGATCGCAGTAGACAGCCGGGAGGTTAAGGTGGCTTCGGCCGACCTTAACCGCCTGACCGAATACGCCCGCCGTACTGCTGAGGCCACCGAGAAGCTGACCGAGAAGACCAAGGGCCAAGAGCGCGCCGCGGGCGGGCTGGCGTCCGCCTATAAAGTCTTGGGCGGCGCGCTCGGGGGGCTGTCCATCGGCCTCGTGGTCTCCAAGTTCGTTGAGGCAGAGCGAGCCACCGGCATCCTGAACGTCCAGCTCAAGACGGCCACCGGGTCGGCGGGCGCGGCGTCGGTCAAATTCGCCGAGCTGACCGCGCTGGCCACGCGGTTGCCCTCCAGTTTGCAGGAAGTCACGCAGGCGTTCGTCAAGCTCAAGAACCTGGGCCTCGATCCGAGCGAGCGCGCCTTGGTCAGCTACTGCAACACCGCCGCCGCGATGGGCAAGACCCTGAACGACATGATTGAGGCGGTGGCGGACGCCAGCACGGGAGAATTCGAGCGGCTGAAAGAATTCGGCATCCGGGCCAAGACGCAGGGCGATCAGATCCAGTTCACGTTTCAAGGCGTGACCACCACCGTCAAGAATAGCGCCGCCTCGATCACCGAGTATCTGACGCGTATCGGCGAGGTTAATTTCGCCGGCGCGGCCACTGAGCGCATGAACACGCTGGATGGGGCGATCAGCAATTTGGAGGATTCATTCGACAGCCTGCTGCGCACCATCAATTCCGGCGGCTTCGGGACGGTCTTGGCCGACAGCGTGCGGGTGTTCACGGGTGCGCTGCAGGACGCCGAGAAGGTCGTCAGGGCGATGGACAGCGCGCAGTCCAGCCTGAATCAGTCCGCCACCATAGGGTCGGCCATTCAGCGCGGGTTCGGCGTGATCTTTGAAACCGTGGCCGTGCTGGGGGCGAACGTCGCCTATGTCTTCAAGGGCATCGGCAGCGAGATTGGCGGCATTGCCGCCCAGCTGGCCGCACTGGGCCGCGGCGATGTGGCCGGCGCCGTCCGCATCGGTGAGGCGATCCGAGAAGACGCCGTCAAGGCCCGTCAGGAGGTGGACCGGCTGACCGCCAGCATTCTGGGGGCGCGTACCGCTACGGGCACGCCGGAGGAGCCGAACCAACAATTTCGGGCCAGCGAACGCGCCTACGCGACCCAGATCAATCAGCAAAAGACACTGACCGAAGAGATCAAAAAGACCAACAAAGAGAAGGTGAAGCTTGATGGCGCCGGGCTGGTCAAGCAAGAGCGCAACGAGACCACTCAGCTCATTGTCACAATGGAAGGCGTGGTCGACCCACTGCGCGACTGGAACCGCGAGCTGGAACGCCAGATCGAGCTGGAGGGCATGAGCGCGCCGCAACGCGACGCCGAGCTGGCCCGGATGCGCGCGCAGAACGAGCTGATGGCGCGTGGTGTAGACCTAGGCAGTGCGCAAGCCAAGGCCGCGGCCGATCTGTTTGTCGCCCGTTCGGCGGAGCTGCAGCAGGCGTCGGCCTTGTCTCAGGTCCGCCAGCAGACCGTCGGTCAGTTCCAGCAGCTGCAGACCGAGATGGCCGCAGTCAACCTAGCCGCCCAGCAGTTCCCGCAGTACGCCGCCGGCTATAGCGCGATGATGCGCCAGCTTGTGGTCGACACTGCCAACCTCAAGTTGCAGCTAGGCGACGGCTCGTTCCAAGACGCCATTACGTCGATCACAGGGCAGCTGGCGGGCAACTTTACGAACGTGCTGGACGGCCTGACGACGCGGTTCGGCGACTTCTACAGCTCGATTGCCAGCGGTGCGGCGGACTCCATCGGGCAAGCGATTGTCTACGGTGACAGCCTGGGCGATAGCCTGACCAACGTGGCAAAGTCGGCCGTTTCTTCGCTGATCTCTAGCTTTGTCGAGCTGGGCATTCAGTATGTGGCCAATGCTGCGCTAGGGCAGACCGTATCAGCTACGGCGGCGGGCACGTCAGTCACACAGGCGGCAGCCACGTCTGCGGCCTGGGCGACGCCTGCCGCGCTGGTTAACGCTGCGACGTTCGGCGGCGGCGCTGCGGCGGGCACGACAGCGCTGGCCTCTTCGGTAGCGGCCGCGCAAGGCCTGGCGCTTGCCGGCATGGCGGGGTTCAAGTCCGGCGGCTACACGGGGGGCGTGGGCACCAGCGAGGTTGCCGGCGTGGTGCACGGGCAGGAATTCGTGATGAACGCGGCGGCCACGGCGGCCAACCGTCCGGCGCTGGAGGCCATGAACCGGGGCGGGTCGGCCGCGGCGCAGGTGACGATCGAGAATTACGCCCCAGGCGTGGTGGTCGAGCAGGTGGACGAAACGCGCTTCCGCGTGATCGCTTCCGAGGAAGCGAACAAAGCGATCAGCAATCGGGCGCCGGAGGTAGTGGCGTCCGACATGGCCAACCCGAACGGGCGCACCAGCAAGGCGATGTCGCAGAATTTCAATGTGTCGCGGAGGCGCGCTTAAATGCAAAAGCTCACACTGGCGCCGGACAATTCAGGCTACGCGTCGACCGAGGGTGTTGACGTGCTGGTGGCCAAGGTAGCGGGCGGCCCGGCCCGGTATCGGCGCGACTTCATCGGCGCGACCAGCACCGTGAACC